CAAGCCAATTGCAACATTACTTGCGCCAAATGTGTTAAGGGCCAAAGCTGCGTTTCCGACAGCAGTGTTGTTTGATGCTGTAGTGTTGGTGTAAAGAGCTTGATAACCAACAGCAGTATTAAAGCCGCCAGTGTTAAATTGCAATGCCGTATAGCCAACAGCCGTGTTGTAGTTTCCAGTGCTATTTGTATAAAGAGCCGCCTGACCAAGTGCGGTATTTGCAGTGCCTGTTGTATTGGAATATCCTGCTCCTGAGCCAAAAGCATTTATATTGCCAAACGTATTTGAATATCCAGCCTCATGCCCTACAGCAGTGTTGTTTGATGCTGTGGTGTTTGCTTGCAAAGTATCTCTACCAAGTGCAACATTGGCTCCGCCAAAGGTATTTGATATCAAAGATCGGTAGCCTACGGCAATGTTAGCATTACCCGTTACATTGCTTTGAAGCGAAGACCGACCCATAGCAATATTAGTGCCGCCAATGGTATTTGACGACATTGCATTTTTTCCAACAGCGGTGTTGTAAGTTCCAGTTGTATTTGCAGTAAGCGCAAAATATCCAACAGCAGTATTTTCAATGCCAATAGTATTTGCAGACAATGCACTGACACCAACCGCTGTGTTTGTTGTACCAGTTGTATTTGCATACAAAGCTTGGTAGCCTACAGCGGTGTTGTTATCTGCTGCGGTATTCCCGGTAAGGGCATAGATACCTATTGCTGTATTGTAATTTCCTGTGGTGTTGCTTTGAAGAGCGTAATAACCTACTGCGGCGTTGTTTCCGCCAAAAGTATTGGTAAACAATGCCGCCGCACCAACAGCAACGTTGTTACTTCCGGTTGTGTTGTTGTAAAGCGAGTTATATGCAAAAGCTGCATTATTTGCCCCGGTAGTGTTGAAGCGTAATGCCTGTGCGCCAAAAGCGTCTACACCACTAGCTGTTGAGTTGGTTCCTGCCAAATAACCAACGGCTGTATTGCTTGTTGCTGTGGTGGTTGCTTTAAGAGCTTGATAGCCAACTGCTGTCAAACTTGTACCTGTTGTATTGGTATAAGCAGCCTGATAACCAACGGCAACATTGTTTGAAGCCAAGTTAAATCTTAAAGAGTTGTCGCCAATACCTGTGTTGTATCCGCCTGTTGCATTTTGATACCCTGCCGCACTACCCATATAAGTATTTGCGGGGCCAAAGGTATTTAAAAATCCAGCAGAATTTCCAACAAAAGTGCTTTCAGCGCCCGTTGTGTTGCTGTACCCAGCACGATATCCAAGCGCAGTAATATCTCCAAATGTATTGGTAAAACCCGCTTGATAACCAACAGCAACATTGTTTGATGCTGTCGTGTTTGCTTGTAAAGCCTCTTGACCAACAGCAACATTGCTTGAGCCTGTGGTATTAAGTCGCATGGCGTTTCTTCCAACAGCCACGTTTTCAATACCTGTTGTGTTTGCACCGAGCGAATCAGCACCAATAGCCGTATTCCTTATGCCCGTTGTGTTTACATCCAAAGCCTGATAACCAAAAGCAGTGTTAAGAGCACCAATGGTATTTGCGTTTAAAGTGTTATATCCAACAGCAGTATTTGATGCCCCGGTCGTATTAGATGCCAAAGCACCTGTGCCAACACCCAAATTACCTGCACCAGTACCAGCAGCAGTGTTTTCAAGAACTTGATACCAAGGCATGGCTGTAGTGCCAAGCGTGTCAGTAGACTTGAACGTGGTTGCCCACTGAGTTCCACCCCATGTTGTTCCAGAACGAACAGAGATGATGCGACCAGAAACTTCAGCGGCACTGTTGGCATCAATTGAGCGACTCCACGCCCCAACAGCAGCAACGTACACACCGTTGTTTTGACTCAGCGTCTGATCCTTGACCAGCACACGCTGGCTGGCAGTCAATGTAATGCCATCAACGGTCAGCAATCCAGACAGGGAAGCCAAGTTGGTTGTGGTGGCGGCAGTCACTGCCAACAGCGACACAGAGCTACCTGATGCAATCACTTGAACAATGCCGCTGCTGTCCTTGTAGTACAAGACACCGTCGTTGGTGTTGATTGCCAACTCGCCGTTTGCAAGGTTGCCAGAGGTTGGTTGATTGCCTGCGGTGGTGCTGTAGTAAAGCTGGATGGGGGTGTAACCTGACTGTGCCATTTTCTGTCCTTAAATTTATGGGGTGATAACTTTGCCGCCATACGCTGGCGACTGATCAACAACACCGTCCAATGCCAAATCTGGTCTTGGGAATCTGATGGTTATTTTCTCTGTTTTTCGGGCAGGAAGACGATACGGATCGAAATCATCTGCACAGCCCTGTCCACAGACAAGGAGGCCGGGAAAGTTGGGATCGTTTCGTGACTCTGCATGTGGGCGCTTCATCTTGCACCTATCACACACAAAGATCGCTATGTCTGACATCCCCGTGGTGTCAAGGAACTTTGGCATGATGTCACCTTGTGTAAACTGAAATATTCGGGCTGTAGTAGATCGGTGACTTGTCCCGCTCTTCCTGTTCGGCAAGGTTGAAAGCTTTCTCGCCCTGAGCTTCCAAGTACATGATGCGCTGCATGTCCACACCGGGCAACTCCAGCGCCATCTGGTGGGCCAGCATCGCTTGGATGGCGTACTGCCACCGCTGAGGTATCTCAAGCTCGTCTGTGAGCGCCCCAACGTCCATGATCTGGCGTGAGTACCACACAGTCATCTGCACAAAAGGGTCTGAAGGGACGGGCCACAGGTAAATTGTTGCCTGCGGCACTGTGCGGTCAAACCAATATTGAAACGGCTGGTTTGCTGTGAAGTTCTTGTTTGGCAGGTTGGTGAAGTCGTCACGATTCAACCGAGCCATGGTGATTTCGGTGGCATTGTTGCCAAAATACAGTTCACGAACGCTCAAAGTGTTGCCGCCAGTCTCCCGCATGCGGTAATACTGGGCATTTGCACCCGTGTTGATGTCGTACCACTGCCATTCACCGTCCACCCAAGCGGTGACACCGGGGGCGTAGAGCGTTGTCCATGTGGCTCCGTCACTGGACACCTCAAAAAGCACGTTAAACGAGCCTGTGACCCCCGGCATAACCCCAATTGAGCCAACGTAGACCGTGTTGCCAGTGCCGTAATTGACCCCAATGTTGCCGTTTATGGCGCTCTGGGTGCATTTGGTGGCAATGTCGCTGTCAAAGGCGTTTGCAGCCACTCCAGAAGAAGCTGTGTAGCTTCCTGTCGGGCGGTTCATGCGGCGATACAGCGCCTGCAACACATCGTTACCGCCTACAGGCAGTTCATAGACAGCTTTGTCAGGCTGGACACCGTAAACCTTCTTGCTGATGCACCAGTATTGAATCCCCATGTTGATGAGGTTGGACAACAGGAAGTAAAGTGACTCTCGTGCGGAGATTTGCTGCTCAGAGGTCAATTCCTCGGCAAGCTTTCCAGCCCGACGAGCGCCATGGTCAATGTAAGTTTGAACATTGATGACTGTTGTGCCGACCGTTCCTGAGTACGCCATTGTTTTTCCTTATCAGCATTTCCATCGTTTCAGAGATGCCTTTGCTCTTGGCGCATCTCCCTTGGCGTGTTCAACAACGCCCTCCATCCTTGCGCAAAAGGAGTCCTTGCGGCTGCCGCCCTGTGGCTGTGGAGCCTTCAAGTGCGACCCTGTCTCACGGTTGTACTTCTCTCGACCCTTCTCGGTCAATCCAGCGCCCTTAGAGACTGGCAGCTTCTCACCACGCCCAACGGCAAGGCTAGGGCCGCCTACCTTTTTTTTTACTGTTTTGGCTGACTCTCGGAAGGCTTGAGCCGTTGGCGCACCTTCGCTACCAACTCGGCGCATTTTTTCACCAGAGCCTTCAGATATTCTTTGCTGTTTTGCATGAATGTTTTCATAGAGTCCGCCTTCTTTGAATTTTTTTCCCTCATCAGCTTTAGCAAACTCTTTGCCAACCTTTTGAGGAATGCCAACTTGCTTGGCAAACTTAGGGTTATGAGCTACCGCTGACATTAAACGGTGCTGGGAAGGTGATTTGCTTGGCATGATTAGCTATAGTATTTCAGCATTTCAAGGACAACGGTGTATGTGTCGCCAGAAGATGCATCTGCCGTGGAAAACACAATGTTGCCATTCTTGCCTGCTCCTGAATTGTTGGTGAGGCCACCAAACTCAGAGAAGTCGTTGCAATAGTTGGTGTTGATGGTGCTCATAAAGAATGGGACATCTGTTGATGCATCCCAATACATGCGCACTTCCATACCATGACACACAGAAGTGATCTTTGTCACAGACACGCCTGTACAAGCCAGTCCAGATGCGCTCTTTGCCAAAGCTGAAACGTTGACCTTGGTCACCGCTGTTTCACCAGTGCCATCACTGATGTTTGTGAATTTCATGATTGCAAGACGCTCACCATCAAGCAGCGTCTGGCTTGTTACTGCATCAGCCATATTTGTTCCTTAAAAAAGCAGAGGCCGAAGCCTCTACCTTGGTTTAGCAGACTTTGCCGCCACGCTTTTTGCTGGCAGGAGAGATGGTCACGGACTTTTCAGTCTTGGTGATAGCCTTTGGCTCTTTATCAGAGACTGAGCCTTCTCCCATGCCAATCATGCGCTTCGCACCTTGAAGGATGCGCTTGGGAGCACCAAGAACCATGTCACGCATGTTCTCGTTGTCAGACACGCTTGCAGCTTGTTCAGCAGCTTTACGGGCCATTTCACGGTCGATGATGGGGTCGTAGTCACTTTCGGAACCACCACCAGCCATCTTCTTCACACCGCCGCCTTTTTTGAATGTTCCAGCAAGGTTTGTAATGCGCACAGGTTTTGATGGGGGTTTATTCCCTTGCGCCATCTTCTGAGGGCGACCGTCGTCTTGGACTGATCCACCCTCAGCAAACTTTTTTGGAGCACCACCCTTCTTAAAGCCACCAGCATTGCCCATAGTAACGCCGCCTGTTGTAGTGCCAGTCGAGCCAGCCCTTGAAGTAACCATATCAGAGGTTTGAACGCCCCCGCCAAAGGCGTATCGCTTGATCTTGCCGCCTTTTTTGAAACCGCCAGCATTACCCATGGTCACACCACCCGTTGTAGTGCCAGTTGCTCCAGCCCTTGCGGTA